AATTTGCAAATTCTATTTTTTAATTTTTTTAATTTAATAAAAATATAGTATAAATATATAATGAAGTTTCTTAAATTGGATTTAACAAGTCCTCAGAAGTTGAAATTAAGAAAAGGTATGAAAATTAGAATTAATAAAAAAATGATGAATGGAGAAGGTATAGGCTTAATAGTAGATCCTCTAAAATATGATGCTATTTTAAAATCTTTTGATAGTGATAGAGGAATGATATTTCAATTAACACCAGATGAGATAGAAGTTAATGAAGCACCAGAAATGATTGAAGATGAAGAAGTAGCAGAAGAAATTGAAGGAAATGGATTATTTAAAAAAGCAAAAAAACAAGCAAGAAGATTTGGAAGAAGCAAAGCAGGAAAACAAGTATCAAGAACTCTTAAAAAGAAAGCAATTGAAAAATTAGATGGTTTAGGAATGCATGAAGATATGGAAGGAGAAGGATTACATAAAAAAATTAGAAAAATTGGAAGAAGTAAAGTTGCTAAACAAGCATCAAGAATTATTAAAAGAAAAGCAGTTGAAAAATTAGATGAAGCATTAGAAGGTATGGGATATCATGGTGAGGGTGCTCATATGGAAGGTGAAGGTTATCATGATATGGAAATGGATGGTGAAGGTATTAAAAAAGCATTTAAAAAAGTAAAGAAAGGAGCAAAAAAAGCTGGTAAAAAAATAAGTAAAGCCTCAAAACAAGTTGGAAGACAAATAAGAGCAGTTGATAAAAAAGATATTGAAAATGCTCTTAAAAAAGCAGGTAAATTTTATAAAGAAAATATTAAAGATACTGAAGCAGGAGAACAATTAAGAAATGCAGTAAGAGAAGGTTCAAAGGCAGGAATTATGGCTGGAATTTCAGCTATTAGTGCTTATCCACCAACAGCAAGTTTAGGACCACCTCTTATGTTTGCATTTGAACAATATGGAGATGAAGGTATAGATTATGCAATTGAAAAAATAGGATTAGGTTTAAGAGCAGGAGCAGGTTTAAGAGCAGGAGCAGGACTTAGAGCATCAGGTGATGGATTGAGAGCAGGAGCAGGTCTAAGAGCATCAGGAGATGGATTGAGAGCAGGAGCAGGTCTAAGAGCTTCAGGGAAAGGTGTAGAATTACAAGATAGAGCAACTATTCCTAACTTTTTATTAAAAAAACAAAAATCAATAGATATTCAACCTTCTAAAATTTCCAAAGAAAAAGAAGGTTCAGGTGTGCATATAATGGGAGCAGGTCAAATTTTTGGAAATATTGCTCCTCCAAGTGCCAGATTACCCAAACCAAGGACTATTGTTAAAGTAACAAATCTAAATAAATCAGTATAAATAATTATACCTTTTAAAACTATTGTTATAAATTTAATTATACATAAAAATTTATTTATATAAAATATATATATGAATAAATCTATTAAAATTTATTTAATAAAAAAATATTTCAAATTAATAAATAAATTAGAGCTTAAAAATTTATCCAAAAAACCAGTAAAACAAATAGATGATATAATAGAAAAATACAATATACCAATTTATTTATATGATTTAAATCAAGATGCATTTATATTAAATTCAATCAAATCTAACTGTTAATGCTTCTTCAATTTGTTTTTTTGTTTTTGGTTTAGCATTATCTTCTTTTAAACATGGATTTCTTAAATAATATTGTTTTATTTTACTTTTACTTTTTTTTTCATTTCTGCTACCATTTATATAATCTTTTTTTTTGTTATAGTATTTTTTATAATATTGAGTGATATAATCTTTATTATCTCTATAATATTGTTTTTGGTATTCCAACTTATAAGCTCTATGTTTATAATAATATGCTAATTGAGGATACATATATAATTAATAATAGAAAAAAATTTAATTTAAAATAATTATATTAATTAATTATATATGGATATTTCTGTAGTAGAATTATATAATAGTTACCTTAAAATGGGAATTAAAATTTTTAGAACACCCAATAAAAAATTTAGGTATTCAAAACAAATAACACCATTAAGAAACATTTGGATTGATACAATTTATGATAATTTAGATGATTTTAAAGGTGAGATATTAGGAGAAATTATAAATGGATATGTAATTACACTAAATCAATTAGGATTAAATTTTATAGATGAAATAATGCAACCTATAGAAGATAGTAAAACAAAAGATATTGTAGTTTAAATTTAAAACTTTGTTTTATTAATTTTTTAAAAAAAAATGATTTGCAAATTCTGAAATATTATATTAATAAATTTTTGTCAGAATTTGCAAATTATTCTAATTCATAGAACTCTAAAAAATTCTTTCTAAATTTCTGATTTATTGGTGCTTCAACATCTATTAATAATATATTAAATTTTTCTTTTGTAGCATCCTCATATATTTCAATTAATTCATTTTTATTTACTCCTAATTCAAATTCAGATAGGATTAAATTTAAATCTCTCTTTCCTCCTAATTTTAATATAACAAAATAATTACAATTTTGTCTTATAGTCTTTGGTATTTTATAAAATGATTGACTTAAATAACATATTGAGATCCCTTTTTTCCTTCCTCTAATGTAAAATTCACTTATCTTTTTTTGGTCTTTTTCTAATACTAAATCATCAAATATAACTATATGTTGTTCTTCTTTTTGAAATTTATTAATATCTGGTATATTTTCAATTCCTTCTAATATTTTTATTTTCTTTTTACTTTTTTCTTCTAATAATTCATAAATTGGCTCATCTTTGGCTCTACAAATAATAGTTATTGAGTTAAAAGTTCCTTTACCTTTACTGAATTTTTGTAATAAATTAAAAATAAAATTAGTTTTACCAGATCCACTGGGAGCAACAACAACCATTCTAAAAGGTAATTTATCAAGTTGATGTAAATTAATATTTGGATTATCTGCTTTTTGAAGATATTTTTTTATTTCTTTTCTTTTATAAACATTTTCCATTATATAATTATAATTAATATTAAATTTTTAATAAAAAAATAAATGTATTATAATGTTATATGAGTAAAATAACTTTTGAAGGTGAAGGTATTTTAAACAAACTTCCATCAAGTGTTCAAGCATTATTAGACAAAGTTGGTGATAAAAAAATAGATACTTTAGAAATATTTAGAAGACCATTAGAAAAAGAATTAACTGGAGCATTAGACTTTTTAACTGGGGATAGTGTAAAAAAATTTTTAAATAAATCTAATTATGATAAATTATTTCATTTAGGCATTATTATAAATAATAAATTCATTTTTGATAAACAAGAAAATTTCCATTTTGAAAAAATCCCAAAAGGATTTAGAAAACCAAATGTTGAATATAGTCCAGTTTCTAATATTCCAGATATTACTATTAAGCAATTATTCAGAGAAACAAGAAAAAAAATGGGAGATAAGAAATTTTTTGGATATGATGCTTTAAAAAATAATTGTCAAGATTTTGTTGTTGCTTCATTAGAATCAATTAGAGCATCTTTTAATAAAGATTTTGTAAAACAAGATTTAACAGATTTAGTTAAAAGAATTCCAAAGTGGCAACAAAAATTCTCAACTGCATTAATTGGTGTAGCAAGAGATGTAAAAAGAATATCTGGAACTGGACATTGTCCAATGATGGGAAAAAATGTAAATATCAAAAAGGAATTAAAAGAAATAGCAACTCAATTAGATGGTGCAGTAAAAGCCCACTCTGAACAATCTCAAAGACTAAAAAAAATAGTAAAAATAAAAGGTGGTTCAAATCCACAATCTGGGGAAGGTAAAAGGGATAGAGATAGTTTTTTTAATAGAATGATTACACTTAATAGACAACTTGAAGAAAACCCACCACCACCACCACCACCACCCACTTCAACACAAGGAATTTCTATTCCACCAGCTGGTTCAAATCCACAACCACAAGACCCAAACAGAGAAAGCAGATTAAGAGCATTATTGGCACTTGAAAGAAGAAGAAGAGCAGATGAAGAAAGAAGACAAAAAGAATTAAATGAAAGAGGAGCAGAGGAAAGAAGTCAAGGAAGAGGAATGAAAAAAAATAATCCATGGTTAGATTTTGTTAAAAAAGTAAGAAAACAAAATCCAAGTTTAACTTATAAACAAGTATTAATAAAAGCAAAATCACTTTATAAAAAATAATTTGCAAATTCTGACAAAAATTTATTATAATAATATTTCATAATTTGCAAATTCTGACATAAATTAATTAATAATAATATTTCAGAATTTGCAAATTTTATAAATTACTTTCTTATTTTAGATTTTTCAATATCAATTTTTATACTATCATCATTTTTAGTAATATCATTTAACATATTTTTTTTAACATCTTCTTCAGTCTGATTTTCAAATATTTTATCCATACCTTTGGGTTTAGTCCCTGGTTCCTGAAAGAATAATTTTAAAATAAATTCATTTTTCTTCCAATCTACTGACTTATCAAGGTCTTCAAATAGATCCAAAAATATGGCACTATCTAAAAATATGTTTCCTGTTCTATTATAAAATTGATTTATAAAATGTAGATATGCTAAACAAAACCATCCACATGCATCACTTACAATTGATTGAACATTTTTAGTTGTATAATTAATATCTTTCTTAAATCTTTTTTTAACAATTTTCTTAATATCTTCTGGTGGAGCAATTCCATAACTATCAAAATAAAAAGGAGTAATAACACCATCTGCTTTTCCTATATGTAAAGCAACCCAATGAGAGCCTGGATTTCTGTTACCATCTTCATCAAATTCATCAGATAAATTTAATATATAAGATTTATTAGGTTGTAAATCATCAGCATTTAACTCATCTTTAAAATAAACCCCATGTAATGGAATACCCATTTTAGCACTTAATTCAATTAATTGAAAATTATTTAACATATTATATATATTATTTTAGATTATAATTTATACTAAAAAATTTATATTAATTTTTTTTAGTATATTATATCTGATTTTCAATATTTGTTAATCTCTCTTCTAAATCATTCATTCTTTCTTTTAATTCATTATTTTCTTTAATTAATTCTTGAACAACCATACATGATTTTAAATATAATACTTGATATTTAACAAAATATATTCTTGGTAAATCTTCATCAATTTCACCATTTTCTAAAATATTATCCTCTTCAATTACTGCATTAGGATAAATATCCATTAGTTCTTGTGCTATTACTCCTAAATATCTTATACTATTAGTTTGGTTTGTTTTATAAAAGTTACAAAATCTAATTTTTTCAAAATCTTCTATCAAGGTGGTTCTATCTGCATCTACAATATCAGATTTAATTCTTAAATCAGAATCATCAACCACTGTTCCTGTTACTGTTATTCCTGTTGATGTGGTTTGTAATTTCAAACTTGAATTATAGTATAATTGAACACTACCAGATTGGTTCATTCTACACATATTCTTATTACCTCCTGTAGTGCTCCTAAATACTATTCTTGCTCCATTTGTTTCCATAAATAAAACCCCTGTTCCATTTTCTTTTATAAAAGAATTAAAACTATCATGATATATCTGTAAATCAGTATTAGTTCCCAATTCCATTTTATGACCATCCTTTAATTTTACATTTCCTGATGAGGTTATTTGCATTACTTCATCTCCTATACTATCATTTGCATCAATATAAAATCCTATTCCATTAACATTAGTTCCATACAAAGCAAGTTGAGAAGGGGCAGTGGTAATTTTAAATGCATTAGAAAAAAATCCTATTTGACTAACTATTAAATCAGATTGATTATTAATAGTAGCTTGTTTTCCATTTAATTGAGATTGAATATCACTTGATACACCATTTAACCTATTAAATTCTGATAATTCCACAAATCCATCACCAATTAAAACTGGGTCAAGTCTATTACTACTATCTATTGTAGCTTGT